AACGGCACTGCAATGGTGTTTGTAACTGTCACCATGTTTGGCAAGCCAATGACCTGCCAACTGCCTGTGATGGACTATCGCAACAAGGCAATCCCCAATCCAGACGCATTTCAAGTCAACACTGCCATCATGCGTTGCATGACTAAGGCTTTATCTTTACATGGTTTGGGCTTGTATATCTATGCTGGGGAAGATATTCCTGAAGGTGGCGCAACAATCAAGCCCACTGATGGCGTGATTGTCTCCAAAGACAGGCAAAACATCATTGCGGATGTTGCGATTGCTGTTCAAGATCGGTTCGAGGCAAACGATTTGATCGGGGCTTATGAAGAATACCTGGGAATCCATGACCAGGAGGAAAAGGTGGCGTTATGGGCATTGCTTCCAAGTAATGTGCGTAGTGCTTTGAAAAAACATGGTGAATCATTGAAAGGCTAACATGGAAAAGAAAGACAACTCTGGTGTTCTGTTCAAGAACGATAAAAAGGAATCAGCTAACCAGCCTGATTACAAAGGTAACATAACTGTTGATGGTCAAGAATATTGGCTCTCAGCATGGATCAAAGAGGGCAAGAGTGGCAAGTTTATGGGCTTGGCAGTCAATCCCAAGGATGCCCAGCCTCCAGCGTCTAATCCTAAAAAGATAGTTTATTCGGATGACGATATTCCTTTTTGATAAACCTCACGGGGCTACGGCCCCAATTTAATAGGAGTTAATGATGACAAAATTAGACAAAATTTGGTTTGGTGGTGCAGTCGAGAAGTTCTTTGGAACTGCGCCGTTTAAACTTGCTCGCAAAGACGACCCTGCCACTTCCCACCAAGCAGCACAGGCAATCGACACCACAAAGATGGAGTCTCTGGTGTATGAAACCATTGCAGCCTATGGCCCAGATGGTTGCATCTCAGATGATGTGCTTTCCAAGCTGGCATTCCTGCCCTATTCCAGCGTTACAGCCCGATACAAGGCGCTGATTGACAAGGGCTTTATCGAGGTCATTGGAACCCGCAAAGGCGTTTCTGGGCGACTCCAAAGGGTTATGCGTAAGCTAGGGTAAATCCCTATTCCAATCTCTGTCAGACAAGGCAGAATTGACGCATGAACCAACAACAAATCAATCGTTTAAACGCTTTCTGGCAGGATGTAGAAGCTCACAAGGCTCTCAATCCATCCTTGCCAGAGAGTGCCCTTGTAATCCTTAAATCTGTGGCCTTGGATGCCCTCCTTGCCGCACAAGACATTGAACAGATAGGAGTGAATGATGCAAACAATTGAATTTGTGCCTTTTGATTGGGTGGACGATGACTTCAATCCAGAAATTGACCGCATTGAGGTTGATTACCAATGGCATGAAGGTGATGATTCTGTTGGCTTAATCTCATATTGTGAGAAAACAGTCAAATGGATGCGCTTTAACCTGGAAATCAAGGACATAACAGATGAGTTGTCCTATGCTGATTTGGCATATCTCAAGCATGAAATCAAGCGTAACGACCAGGAGATTGCAGATGAAAGAACCTGAAGACGAGGCTTTTGAAGAACTTGCAAAGCGCCAAGGTGATTGGGGTCTGCAAGGGTCACGCAAGCATCAGATCATTAGATACGCTGAAAACAACGCTAGGAATGAAGTGATTGAAGAAGTCGCCAAGGAACTAGACAAGTTTGCTGGTGCATTTGGCAGAGACACAGTGCAATCGTTTGCGGCTTTTGTAAGGGGAATGAAGCGATGAAAAATTTTCTTGTGACATATTCAAGTGCAAAAAACTTGTTTGGAGGTAGGAAAGTTATCAAAGCAGAAAGTATTAGCCAAGCACAAACAATCTTTTTTGAGTGGCTAATGAAACAACCTACATACGAGCATATGTGGAATTTAATGATGGAAATTGAGGAGATTGATCGTGACTAAAGAAGAAATAGACATTCTTTGGCAAAAGGCTATGCAAGAGTCAATCAAATATGGCGAGATGTTTACCCGCTATCACTTTGCCAAAATGGTGGCAGAGGCAGAGCGTGAGCGCATCATTGCCGCAAATGCGCCAGAGATTGAGAGATGCAACGCACACATCAAGATGCTTGAGGATGAACTTGCCGCCATCAAAGAAGCATTGTCAGAACACGCCATGCGTGAAGTCCAAAGGCTTGGGCAAGAGATTGAGCAAGCGCCTGGGGCGTGGTTATCAACAGACAGCATAGGAGAAAGGTATCTTTGTTTTGACAAACCGTTAGATAACAACCCTGTTCAACCCCTCTTCACCACCCCACCACAGCGCAAGCCGCTGACGGATGAGCAGCGCAAAGACCTGATGAACAAGGCTTGGAATAAGTGGTTGGGCGGGGAAGACGATAACCACCTATTTGCTTGGCATTTTTCATTTGAAGTTGAAGCCGCCCACAACATAAAGGAGAACACATGACACCGCTTGTGCAAAAAGCTGTCAGATTTGCGCCAGAACCAGAAACTGCACTTTGGTTTGATGTTGGTCAAATGCAAAGCACTCTTGAAATGAAAGTGCCAGCAGATTTCTTGATGCACCTTCCATCCAAAAGAACGGGGATTGTTGGCCTTGATACAGCGGGAAAAGACTTTGCCCTATGGTTGCTCAAGGGCGAAGGTTCTGTGACCGTTGGAGGCTGTTCAATGTGGCATGGCAAATACTTCCCGCCATACGCTTACATGGCAACTGATGACGGGTTTAAGATTTACCAAAAAGACAAAGAAATAACGATTGATGATGTAAAGCCTGTACATCGTATGGTGCTTGCTGTGTTGGTCAAAATCAATGCACAAGCGCAAGGGTACAGGGCAACTCCAAAGCGCACATTTTTAAATCAAAAGCGGCAGGCAAAAGGCAAATCAGCATTGACATTTGATTGGCACACGATTCAGATTGAGCCGCCAAAAGCAAAGAACGACCCCCAAGGTGGCACACACGCAAGCCCAAGAAGGCATCAAGTCAGAGGGCATTGGCGCACCTATAAATCTGGCGCAAAAGGGTGGGTCAAAGAGTGCTGGAAAGGTGACGCAAGCAAAGGAAATGTTTTTAAAGATTATCAATTGAAGGAGAACACATGAACGATTTATTTAAACCACATCAATGCCCACGATGCTTTGGGTTGTTTAAAGTTGGTGATAGATTTTGGAACGATAACGGAACTGTTTATCACTGGATTTGTTGGGTAAATAAATCAAAGGAAAACACATGAAAGCACGACAAGTTTTCCACGCACTAATGTCCTCAAAGGGCTATACAAGCGATGATTTAGCTATGGATGGCGACAAGTACAACAATGCCGCCATGCAGGGCAGGTGGAACTACTTTATTGCGGGGTGGGAAATGAGAGGGGTGATGTGATCGAGACTGTAATCACTATCTTTGCCATAGGCTTTCTAGGCATTGCACTTGCCATTGGTGGCGTTTGCATCATGGTTTGGATGGCCTTGAATGAAGACTAAGGGTGGCGCAAGACCTGGAAGTGGCAGGAAACCCACTCCAATCAGTGAATCCAGAGCATTGGCACTATGGAAAGATGGTGTTAACAAGAAGGAAATTGCCAAAAGGTTTGGCGTTGATTATGCAGTCATCTTATATTTTTTTAGGAAAAACAAGATGACTAGTCGCAAGAAATCTAAGATTTAAACAATGCCGCTTCATCTTTGCGTCTGGTTTCCAAGCCTCTTAGAACCTTGCCGCCAGCCTTGCAATACTTCAATAAAGACTCTATTGCCGCATCTTTATCGCCACGAATAATCTTTTGACGGAAGGTGCTTCGCTGTAGCGTTCCCAGACCAACATTAAAGCTAAAGCTGACGCAAGCATCAAATTCACCTTGGGTAAGGACAACGGGAAGAAGTTGAACAACCCCACGCTCAAAGCGTTGTAAATCGGCTCTAAGAATTCCATCTACTTCTTCCTTTGTCCATACACGATTATCTTCAGGGCGTAAAAGAAACTCATCACGATTTTCGATCTTGAGTTTTCCTTGTTCTGGGTACAAAACATGGCCTACACCCACAGTCCAGAGTTTTGCTGGGCAACGATATGGTTTGAACCGCACCCCTTCATGGTGCTTAATCATCTCCACAGCTTGGGCACTGATGTTCATTTTTTGAACGCCTGACCACCAAACCAGAAGCTGACAATACAAGCCCAAATGATCTGGGTTTCGTCATCCCACAGTTGGTTGAGTGCAACATCAAATGCTACATCTGTGTGCCAAGCGTAGTAAAAACCAAAGATTTCTACAAACATGAACATGGCAAACATGCCGTAGGTAATCACAGAACGGGTAGCCGCTCTCATATTAATGACCCACTGCGCCGCTCCTTGGCCCAGGGCTATATCGTGGGCATACAGGGCTTGACGCTCCTGCATAGCTGTTTGGGCATTGGTAACTTCTGCGTTGATTTGTATTTGCTCAGTCTGGATGTGCTCAATGCGCTCTTGGGCTTCCAGGCCAGCTTTTTTAAGGGTCAATTCCCTCTCAGTTTGCATGGCAGCAAGAGCCAACTCATGCTTCTTGTCAGCCCGGTCTTGGAAAAATTCAAGGATTTTTGGGAGGCCGCCCATCAGGAAGCTGACTAGGGATGAGAACAGAGTTATCATTTTTTAACCTTTCAAGTTGTTTGCGTTCATGCTCAAGTTGTTGGCGTAGCCGTTCCATGCGCTCAATCTGCATTTTGCTCTCGCGTTGAACCGCCAAGGTATCGTAATAGATGCTACCAAGCAATGGCAACAACAATACAAAAACCAATACCATGCAACAAAGAGCAACTAAAAACCCCATCTTACTTTTCGATCCATTACTAGGAGACTGAAGAACAGGACTAGGTAGAGGACGAACACTAAACAAGCTACCCCGTAGATTGCCTTGTCCTGTATTGCGCTGATTACCCTTCTTCGTTGCCATTCAGCCTCTCGTTGTTTCTGCTCTTGTGCCAATCTTGCTTCTTCTTGTTCAGCAATGATGATGACCCTCATTTGGTTAACCCTGGTGTACAAGTTACCCAACTCTGGGGGTGACTGATACACCATAATCTCACGAATCTCTTTGGCTAACTTCTCAAACTGGGTCTTGGCAAGTTCCCTATTTAGCGCCGACTCCATGATGTTCTGATTTGGGTCATAAACACTCTTAGACTTTTCTTCTTCTTCTCGAATGTGGTCTGCAAGCTGTTGTTGAACTTTGAAGAACTGCGACAGATTAGCCGCCAGATCAGCCACAACTCTACCTTCATCCCAAATTTCGGCCTCAGCCTTTTTTGCTTTGGGCGCAACTGGAGTTGCTGTGGGCTTGGGCTTTTTCTTCTTGAAGAACCCAAAGAAGCCACCCACCTCTTCAGCAATAGCCGTGACCTCTTTAACAGTCTTTTGGGCTGCGGCAACAGTTCCCTTGACCTCTTTATAGAGTTCACAGCCTTTGCGAATGGCTGCGACACAGCCATTTGCCATCGCCAGAAGGGTGAGAGGATCAATCTTGTGCCCCTTACATTAGCCCACGGGCCTTCATTTCAGTTTCGTATTCCATGAGAGATGGGATAGGCGCTGTTTCTTGTTCCGCAGAAGGCATTTCTGGGCCAACAGTCTCAAGCATTGGGCCAGCACGAACACCACCAATAGCCAAGGCTTTTGCAAGAGTTTGAGTTGCCCCAATAGCCTTATCCAAAGTTGTTTTTGGCTTTGACAAATCAAGCATTGCTTTTCTGTAATCTGGGTTATAGATAACATCAGCAAATGCCTTTGGGCTTGCAATAATGTCCCGAATTAACGGGATAATTTCCCTTGCTTGGAGTCTTGTTCTCGCACTTCCACCCAAAGCACCAGTAATGCCATAAGCCTCGCCAGCGGCAATTCCAGGAACTCCAGCCGCAGATTCAGATTGGAGCGTCCTCCGCATCCAGTTCATTGCAAGTCTTGCATCAGTAGCATCTTTTGCATTTGGAAATAGATTGGCAAAATCACTGCTTTTTTTGTCAAGTTCTTTGAGTGCAATGTTTATATTAAATGTTGGATCATTTATCGCCCCACCTTTGGCTTGTGCAACAGACAAAACATCATCAAAATTCATCCTGCGAATTGTGTTTAAAACTTCATTCACCTGAGAATTAGGACTGTTTTGCATCACTTCAACAAGAAACTGTTGCTGAGATGGAGGCATCTTTTTTAGTTTGGCAAGCTCAACCTCTGGAACCAAGTCGGTAACATTTTGAACATCAAACGCTTTTGTCAGTGGTCTATCAGAAAACTGCTCAATTTTTTGGATGTTTTGCCTAAACTTATCACGGGCATCAACAAGTTTATCTGCACCGGGAACTCCAGCATCAATTGCTTCATCAAGGGAATTTTTAAACCCATTTAACACCGATATTGCAATTCCTTTTGCTTGACCAGGAGCAACGCCCTCAAAGATGTTTCCTTTGCCAAAATCTGCTTTCCCAGAATATGCCGCCTCACCCCATGCAGACAAGTTTTTCTGTAATCGATCAATGTTTATTTTTAAATTTGACGCAGGAATGGCAGGAGTAACTGTTACCGATGCTGGAGCGCCAGTTGGCCCAAGAATTGTTGATGGGGTTGTAACTGATGGAGTTGCTGGAATTGCATACTCATCAATAATTTTTTGCAAAGCATTTCTAACTGGGTCGAGTGCTTTTACTTCTACTGGTATTTCTCCCAACTTAGATTGAATAACTGAAACAACTGGCGTTGTATCAATCAATCCACCAGCACTTTTTGCGGCACTAAAGTCTTTTGCAGCATCGCTTCTCAATCTTGAAGAAAGCGATTTGCCATAGTTGTTAAAGGAAGAAACAACTGCTTGAACAGCATCTGGTGGGCTAAGTGTTTTGTCGCTTGCTTTGTTAAACAAGTTTGTTAAAAAAGACTCAACATCATAAGCCTGTGCCTTCTTAAACTCAGATGGCAATGCTCCTGTTGATGGTTCAGCAGAAATTCTTGCTTCTGTTGCTAATTGCTCTCTGCTTAAACCAAGTTCACCAGGAGTAAGTCTTCCAACTCTTGTTAATTCACTTGTTTCTGCTGTTTGCGGGAAAAGACCTGCTGGCTTTGTCATTTGCTGACCAGCAACAGTAAGCCCACCTTTGGCAACATAAGGAGACATTTGCAAGGCCAATTGAGCCGTTGGACTATCTGGTGCAACTTGTTGTGCAAGAACTCCAGTTGTTCCGGCAGTTCCAAACTCTCCAATAGTTCCTCTAACTCCTCTGCCAAACAATCCTGGCACACCAACGGCAGTTAATGCCGCAGCAGGAGCGCCACCCTCTCCAAATTCATAAGCGCCACGATAACCTTGAATTGATTGAATGTTAACGCCAGTAAGATTTTTTATAGCATTTGCAATTCCTGCACTAGAAAAAGCATTTGGGTCTTTGCTTCCTTTTAGGTAGTCATACAGGTTTCCCCATCCACCAACAAGGCTGACAATTCCTTTAGCTGAACCTTTAAGTAAAGACTCGCCAAACTTTTTAAACTCAGAGACTCCACCTTCTTCTGGATCAAAAACAGATTGACTAGAGGTTGTCAATCCTCTGCGTTGCATTTCTGCTTCAACATCTTGTAGGCTGCTCATGGTTTTTTCTTGCCTTTCAATTCGTTAAATTGTTTCATCAATTCTTCATTGCTTAATTCTGACAAAGGCTTTGGAGCATTTGCGCCTAAATTAACAATTGGAATTGTTGGAACATATCCTTTAAGTCCTTTATTTTCTCTTGCATAGGTTTCCAATCTGGTTGTTTCTTCAACAATTCCTTGATTCTTTTTAACCATAAACTCAATAAGTTGTTTACGGGCTTGTGGGCTGTTCTCCAGTTGAGGAACAAGACTTTGGATAAATTCACGATCTGCATTTGAAAATCCTGAACCAAGTCTTCCACCAAGAGTAGCAAGAATTACATCGCCAGCAGTCTTTTGGTAATTTTCAGATTTTGCAAGTACATCTTTATCTTTAGAACTTGTAAGGCCAAGTGTATCAAGCAAATTTGTTGCTCCTACTCTGCCACTTGCAAAAGTACCGCTAATCAACGCATTTTGGTCAAGTTGATTCAATCTCTTTAATGAACCTAAAGCGGCAAGAGCAGAATCTTTTGTTTGCATTGAATTTGCAACAACTTTTGCATCAAGTTTTCCAAGTTCTTTAACAAATTCATTTTCTCCAGCATCTACTTGAACTTTTGTAGTTGCCGTTGTTCTGTCAACGCCACCAAAATAAGGAACACGCATCTGCTTGCCATCTGCGCCTTTTTGGTAGATGTATTGTTGGTCATTGTTTACATCAAGGTAAACAGGCTCTCTGCTTCCCATTGCAACGCCAACTTCTTTTACATTCCCAACTTTTGGCTCTTTTGTGGTTAGTCGCTTTAATTCTTCTCTATATCTTTCAGTATATTGAGGTGATCCAACAGGAAACTCAGACGCAGCAAGAGCAGCGGCATTTCTCATCTCTGTAGATGTTGATTCTGGCTTGCTTGTCAATTCAGTCAATTTGTCTTGATATGCTCTATTGAATTCAGGAGAGCCAGGGCGACCAACAGACGATGCAAAAGCCAAAGCATTACGCTGTTCATTGGTCATTTTCTCAGCAGTACGCTGTTGAACCAATGCCAATTCACTAGCCGCTTTACGAGCATAGTCAGCCAAGGCAGTAGCTGCCGCTGTGTCGCCAGACTGTGCCGCCATCTGTGCGCCACGCATGATGGACTCAGGATCATTCATGTCAATCTGCTTTGCCAAGGCGTTGCGTTGGCTATACAAACGCATCTGAGGGTCTTCTACGCCCATCAAGCCAGCAAAGCCACCAGCGGCACGACCAGCACCAGCTTGGATAGCGGCATTTGCATACTGCATAGGGTCAAGTTGTGCCATGGCAATGGCATCTTTCATCCCCTGACGATTGCGCTCTTCCTGATACATCTCAGGACTAATACCAAACAAACTTCCAACAATATCTGTTGCCATGACTGTTCCTTAGAAATTAGCGTTTACATCATTCTGACGATCTTCTGTCCCATAGTTTGGGAGTCCGCCACTGAATAATCCCAGCAAATCTGGAAGAGCATTACCAGTAAATTGACCTAAGGCATTGCCAAACTGAGTGTTTCCACCAGCACCAACCAATGCCCTTGCCAATGGGTTGTACTGCATAGAAGGCAGTCTAGCAACAGATGCCGCAGTGGTTCCTCTGATTCCAAGTTCACCAGCCCTTGCACCAGCCGTAGAACCCAATTGAGCCAATTGCTGACTCAACGACAAAGGTTGTTGTCCAAGTTGCTCAAGTGAGGAACCAACACCAATACCAGTGCTGAATGGCGCATAAGCACCCGTCAAGCCCTGACCATAAGCACCAAGCAGGTTAGCACCTGTACCCATCAAACCAGCACCAAACTGAACCTGTTGTTGACCAGCTTGTTGTGCGCCAGCAGCCAATTGAGCATCTTGTTGAGCCAATGCGTTGTAGTAGGCTTCCATCTCAGGAGATGCCGCCCGTAGACCTTGACCACCACCTGGGCGCATACCAGTACCACCAACAGACAGACCGCCTCGACCAGTGTTAAACAATTGGGTTTGTAGTTGAGCCAATTGACGCTCACGGCTAGGAGCCAACAAGTCTTGCTGTCTTGCCATGTAGTCAGCGGCAACCTGTTGAGGAGACTGAGCCAGATACTGTTGACCCAAGCCAAACAAGCCTTGTGCGCCAGCAGTCAAAGGAGCATAACGACCAGCCGCTTGCTCTGCCTCAGTCAAGCCTTGACCAGTTAAGGCCATGACTCGATCTTGCATTGCCTTGAGTTCTGGGGTTAACTGATAACCAGCACTTGTCAATTGACCAGTTGTGGGATCAACTTGGAATTGGCTTGTGCCAAACCTTGTCGTTGTGCCAATGGGTCTAAATTGAGCGCCAGCAACACCTCGACCAGTTGCCTCAGAAATCATTCTGGCTTGTTCTTCACCAGCTTTAGCCGCAGTTTGTCCAGCCAAAAGACCACCAACGCCGCCAACAGCGCCACCTAAAAGTGATCCTAATGCCTGTTGTTGAGCAGTTCTTTGTGCGGTGGTTAGAGGTCTTGCGCCAGCACCACCAGCAGTACCACTAAGCAATCTTTGCAGTTGCCCAACAGTTAGGTTTCCATACATGGCTGGGTTTTGATTTGTTCCAAGACCGCCAGCACCACCTGTTGGATCATCGTAAAACTGTGTATTACTACTATTCATCATGCCTGTTGGATCAGTTGCATAATCAATTGGAGTTCCTTGATAATTGTAAAGTTGATTGTAAAAATCATCTTCTGTTCCATAATATTGACCAGCCCCGCCTGTTGGGTCATCATAGGTTGCCATATTTCCTCCAGTATTTCCAGTAATCGGTGTTTGTGGTGTTGGTGAGGGTATATCAAACCCAGATGTATCTGAAATGTCTTGTGTTGTATCAAATGCAGTTGTGCTTGCTGGAATTGTTGACTCATAAGGAGCCAACTGACTCTGCAAGTCTTGTTGACTAGCGAGAGCCTGTTGTTCAGTAGGAACAGTTACACCTGAGTCTGGAATAAGTGAATCAAATTTAATGTTGGAAACACCCTGAATCAATGCTTGTTCACCAGTTTTACCAGCAAGCAAACCAGCAGCAGTTCCAGCAGCTACTTGTCCAGCAACAGCAGACCCAGTTCCTTGTGCAACAGTACCACCAGCAAGACCAGCACCAGAACTGATAATTCCAGACTTAACAGCTTCTTCAGGAGGTTTTCCAGCCAAAAGATTAGTTGATGTACTGGCGACAAAGTTATTTACTGTGCCAGGATCGCCAACAAGATAATTACCAACAGCACCACCAGCCGCACCAATAACACCAGCCTTCAGTGCTTCTTCTGGAGACTTTCCTTGTGCAACTTGTAGGGCGGCATTTGCTATACCAGTTCCGACTGCCGTAGCCACAGCCGCAGATGTTGCCGCTGGAAGCAGTCCAGCAGCTATCATTTGTTGACCAATAGCCGAACCAACACCTGGAGCTGCAATGCTCAATGCAATTGCTGCAATCAATGGCGCATTTTGAGAAAGGCTTAAATCCTTGTCTAGTTGAACGGCAGCTTGATTAACAGCTTGCTCAACAGGTTGAAATACATTTGTAACGGCATTGCTAATAGCACCAAAAACACCACCACCACCACTTTGAACTGTTGGAGCATCAAAACCAACACCGCCTAAATATGGTCTCGTTTCTCCATCTTTAGATACTGTGTTATTTACTGGGTTATAGATATAAAGAGTTTTTGCCATATCACACTCCCAATGCCAAAAGAACCTGCAAGCACTTGCAAGTTACATTGAGATTGCTATTTGATATTTTCATCAAACAGTGCCATTAGCCACAATGTTGCCCAACACAGTCAGGTTCCCTGATGTATCAATCTTCATCACATCTGTTCCTGATGCCCTGATGTACAGAAATGAACCACTCTCAACAAAGCTGAAGTTGGTGAAGGTTCCATCTGCTTTACTGGCAATCGCAGTCTGAATGTTGGTGAACTCAGTATCAATCTCAGTTCCCTTAACAACCTTTCCTGCATTCCCTGGCGACAAAGCATCTTTAGCCGCAAAGTTGGTGGTTTTGGTGTAATTTGCCATGTTTCTTCCTTAAACCAGTTTGCCGTTCTTGGCTTGTATCTCAATCTTTTGAATGCTCACAGGATAACCATTGATCTGCACTTCATAACCCGTCTGCACAGTCTTACCAGAACCTGATGTTTGACCAACCAAAGTCTGTAAAGAAATGCCATCTGAGTAGTAGGCAACAGGAACACCATTTGCCCCATATTCAGCAGTCCCATATTCAGACACAGTAGACTGAGGAATTTGCAATGTAGTGGCGTAATACTGACCAGAGAAGTCATATCCCCACTTGATGACAAAACCTTGGCTTGATCCACCAATCACCACCACAGCAATGCGCTTGAGGATAGAGGTGACATTGGCCTGTCCCAAGTCAGCATAAGTGGTGAAATACTGCAATCGATATGTGCTTGCATGGTCAAGATAGGTTCCATACTTGCCCACATAACCATTCTTGCCAATCAACAAGTCTCCATTGCGTTTAGCAAGGAAAGCAGTTGGAGTGATGGAATCCCACACAGTTACCCGTGAAGAACCATCTTGCAAAGCCGCTTTGGTGTCAAAGCAGTAGGTCTGTGTGGCAAGAGGGAAGTTAATCAGGTAAAAAGCATTTGACTCTGAATAGACTGCTTTGATGTTTGCCAATGTCTCAGCATTGACAATTTCCATCAAGTCATTACGCACATTCTTAGATAAGTCACGCAAAGGTGCAGACTTCTCTTGAATGGTTCTAAGCAATGAACGAACACCACTGTTTGACAAGAAAACCACATCACTGCCTGTGTTGGCAATGGAATCCCTTGCGATACAACCAATGTTGCTAATACTGTCACTCAGAACTAAGCTGGCAGGGGTTGTTGCATTGGCATAAACAAGAATCTGTCTTTTGCCAAAGATAAACAAGAACCCATTGTGTGCTGCCAACCCTGTAATCTCATCAGACCCATTGGGCCACACCCGTGAAATGTCTAAAGAACCAGCAGTTCCTGTTGACCAAATGTGTCCTGCCAGCAAGTCAGAGAAATAGACAGTTACATTGTCAGCAGTGCTACTAGCAGTCCATAAACGACCATAAGCAGAGATAACAATGTTGGTCTGGGGAGCAGTGGCAACATAACCCGTTTTCTCACTTACACGCCTAAATGTGGTGAGACTTACAGCAGGGTCATAGATCAGTGGGTCATAGCCTGTTTGAAAGAAATAAGTTATTCCATTCAAAGATGCACAATGCCAATTGGTTGCCGTAATTGTTGGGGCAGTCCCACCACCGCCATAGGTCAATTCTGTTACTGTGTTTGTTGAACTCAGTTTAAACAGCTTGTTGTTGCCCGAAAACAGTACAGTTAAACTGCCATCAGTCTGCACCAATTCATGCAAAACATTGATGTTGTTAGCACCAAGGTTGCCAGAGGCTGCGTTAACTCTTGAAAAACCCTTACGAGAGCCAATACGCCCATACTGGTCAATCACGCAGTTTGTAGCAATCGCAGCATATCCAGCCGCTAAATCAAGCGGAGAGTCCTGTGTGTTCAACCCATAAAAGCCTGGGGCTGAAACAGAGAAAGTCTGGATTTGTTGGCTCATTGTGGTACAAATTGCTGATTTTCTGGATACCGATTTGCCTCTAAAGCAATGTAATCAGAGAGCATGGATCGGAATAGTGTATATGCCTCTGATGAAGACAATCCACCATCTTCACCACGCTCAACCAATGCCCTGGCATACGCACCTTGAGCAACAACTACATCAGGCACAAGAACAACAGTGCTGTTGGATGCCAAAGTTGCCTGGGGTATGGTCAGACTGAATTTCAGTATGTACACGCCATCAGGAATTGGAAACAAACTGACTTTTGTATCGTAAGACCCATCTAGGCCATCAAAAGTAAATTCTGTTGGAATTGAGTTAACCAGGGGTAAGAAGTTCTGTTTGCGGTTCATGTCCACAAATGTGATGTTAGTCAAACCAACATTACTGGTCGTGTTGATAGCATCAAGCACCTGAAACTTTTGACCTGCACCTGTGAGTGAGTAAGATGCAGTTGAGGCCGCAGTAGTCACAGTGATAGTCTGTCCTAATGCGTTCCAACCATACGAATCTTCAACTTGCCGCTTTGCATCGTTTACAAACTTTGCAACCAAGGTGGAATAGGTGGTTTCGTTGTAAGTCGTTACAACGGGTTCACGCAAGCGGATCAACACATCGTTGACAAGTTCTAGTAACGTCATATTCTGGATACTCCTTCAAGTTCAATGGTCACCGCCACAGCAAATGTTGAAGCAGACTCAGATGTTGCTTTTAGAATGTCGCCTTCTTCCATAACAAAATACGCCATTGAGCTTCCCCAATCTTGGGTGGTTTTGGAGGCAACTGTTGTTTGATAGACAAGCGAATATGTGGTAGCCGCAGAAGTGTCTGTCCAATCAAAGGTAATGTGTTTGTTTGAGCCGCTGGCATTTGCGGCACGAAGCAAAACAACCCGTCCATAGTACCCAGTGGGTATTGTGAAAAGAGTTGTGTTTGTTGTTGCTGTTAGGTTTGCACCAACTGAAATTGCTCTCATTTCGCCTTTGCCTTGTTCCTTGCGGAAATTGCTCTAGCTTTTGCCTTTGCATCAGCCTTGGAACTTGCGCCCCATGCTTTCAGCGAAAGAAGCAGTCTCGTTGGTTCACCATTCTTGAACTCAGGGCCATCATTGCCAGCCATTCGAGCCAAGAAACTTGCTCTGCGTGGATTATCGCCTGATTTTACAGGAGGTTTAATATCTTGACCAGCGGCCTTCAAACTCGCACGACCTTTGGCATTTAAGCCACCTTTCGGGTTTTGCCCCTCTTTTCGTTGCCATGCAGGAGTTTTCATATCTACCTCATCTAAAACTAGCCGTTTTCTTTGCAATCGCTTTGGGTTGCTTGACAAACTGTTTGCCAGAAGCAGTGCCCTTGCGCTTTGCCTTGGTGGTTGCCGCATACTCAGCAGGACTCAAAGCCTTGATTGCCGCCTCTGGCAGATACCTTTCACCTGTCTGTGAAGATGGTTTGCCTGACTTGGTGCGCCATTTCTGTGCAGACCAATCTTTGAGAGACTGCTGTGGATTCTTCACTTCTTTGCCTTCTTTGGAGGTGTGTGTGACAGCTTTTTGCTCTCAGGAGTGTGTTTTGCACCTGTCATCAAAGTCTTGCCTACCTTGTGCATTTCACCCTTATAGACCTTGCCATCAGGCAAATAATGCGTTGCGGACTTACTCATGTCTTGTACCCTCCACCTTTGGCTTTGTATTCCTTGGCAAGCAGTTGAGCCTTTCTTGCCGACCACTCACCAGGGTCGCCCCCAGCAGTTCCCGCCTTGATGCGCTCAAACAAGGCTTTTCGCATGGTGGGTTTTGTATATACACCAGCTTGGTTGACCTTAGATTTGGTCTTCATTTCTTGACCTTTTTGGCTTCAGACAAGGCAATTGCCATTGCTTGTTTTGGGTCTTTGACAACCTTTTTATTGGAGGTCAACTTACCCGCACCAAACTCCTTCATAACCTTGCTGATCTTGGCTTGAGCCTTGGTCTTTTTCATTTGCCACGACTTGATTTTTTCATCATGTTTGTAGCAGTTCTGCTACCACGCACAGGCATTGGCATCTTTGGCTTGCCAACTGCAACCATGATGGTCACAGGAACACCCTTTTTCTTGGAAGCACTTTTAGTCTCTTTAGCCTTACCACCCATTTTCATTCCATACATAGCGTTCTCCTTTATTTCCAGACACGATCAGCAACAAAGGTAATAACACCGCCCATGAATGAAGCGATGGTCATACCCATCCAAAAACCACCTTTGCCTTTGTTTGCTAACTCAAGCAAAGCCTTCACATCTTGACTTAAAGAGTGAACTTCTGTCTGGAGAGCCTCAACTTGAGCCTCCAGCTTTCCAAAATCTCTAGCCCCAAATTCTTCAGACATTTGCAACTTTCCTTGGGCGACCCATGCGCCGTACAACTGGCGGCATAAAAGGAGTATCTCTCCTTACTTCATCAGGAATATCAGGCACTTCTTGCTCATCAATACGCACATAACCCTGATGACCCTTCATTGAGTCAATATCATGTTGCAGGGTAAAACTTACTGTGTTACCAGACTGAAGACAACGAAAAGTAGCCATTGAAACCCCTAAATAAGAAAGGGGGGCGAACCCCCCAATCTTTATACCAAACGAACAACCACACAGCGAACTGTGGTGGATGCCAAATTTAATGTGCCGCCTGACTCGTTTTGGAAACGAATAGACACCACATCAGCCGCTGAAACATAAGAAGTGATGGAGATGCCAGAAACATCTACACCCATACTAATGTTCATCACAATATCGCCCAACTTAACGCCTGGGACTGCTATTGTGTTTGTCTCTCCTACACCATCTGCAAGAGATGAAGCATCCAAAGTTGCTATTACAGAAAAGGTATCTGAAAACAAACCACGGAAACTGTCATTTCCTCTGCGGGAAACAACTGCTGTTGCTGCTGCCATTTTGATTTCTCCTAATTAGGTTAAAAAAGACCCCCCCCACTAGGGGGGAGGCAACTGCAATTAGGCGGGAACCAAAAGTGCAAACATAGATGCAGATTTGGCTGCACCAGTGCTTGCGGCGGCACGAAGAATCTGAACGCCATACAAGGTATCAGAAGTAAACAGGGTAGCCAAATACTCCTGTTTGTACTGAACTTGTGAACGAACAGCAATTTGCTCAACCAGAACCACTGCGTCTCTGTGACCCATCAAGCAAACCCGCGCGCCAGCAGAACCTGATGCAGTGTCGCAATTGCTTGAGACAAACACAGGAATGCCATACAGGTTACCGATCTCGCCAGTGCGAATGGTGCTGTTAGTACCACCCACAAAGGCTTGTTCAGTGTAACGAGCCAAACCCATCAGGGTGTTGCGACTTGATGGAGGAATCAAGAAGAAACGCTGATCCATAGGGGTATCGGTGTCATCCAAACGCTGAATAGTGCGGCGAATGGCGGCATCGGTCAGTGCTGACTCATTGTTGCTTGCGGCAACATAAGCAGAAGTACCATCACCACCAATGAACGCACCAGTTGCATAGGCGTTTGTACCAGCACCACCATTGGTAGAGCGACCCAACTGAACCAAGTCGGTATCAACTTGTTTAGCCAAAGAGTAGCCAGCGTCAGAGGTGTAGAAGTTACGCAAGCTGTTCAGGGCTTGGGCCTCGACAATATCTTCAATCAAACGAGAATACTCGTAATGTTTGTTTATAGACACTTGCACTTCAGACTCAGTAGCGGCAATCAAAGTGACTGCTGTTTCTGCGGCCTTGGCAGAAGCTGAACCACGGGTAGGTGCAGGGATGTGAACTACATCACCCTTCTTACCTTTAAAGTTCATCTTCATAACGAGGTTAGCAAGAACCAAGTTTTTCTTGTAAGCAGCAATAATCTCATCACTCCAAATTTCGGGGATGAATGTTGCGCCTGTGGTTACAGTAACTGAGTTACTGGGGGAAAATGAGGTTGCCATGTTGTTTCTCCTTAGAAACGAAAGTTAAATTACTTAACCCGTCCCTCTGCGTAGGCTTTCATAATTTCTTCAGAAAGCGCATCGTAGCGGTCAGGTTCTGTCATCTTCAGCCGAATAAGGTCAGCCCGTCTGTAAACCCTCTTTGAACTCTCACCAGTTCCACCAACATCCACTTGTGCGGCCTTCATATTTTGCTTCCTGGCGGTTTCACCCGCTTGTTCAGTCTGCTTATGTTTTACGCCACGCAACTGCTTGTAGGTAGACAGCAACTCATTGGCACTATCGTAATCAAACTCACCATCAGCTTTTGCATACAGACCAAGGCGAATAGGCGAGGATTTCACCCAATTCACAAAGTCCTGATCTTGAGCAATCTGAGTGTAGTCAGGGTGCTCTTGCGTTAGCTTTTGCTGAATCTGCATCCTTTTGAACTCAATACCTGCTTGACGGGCGGCGAGAACATCAGGATGGTTATCAATAGTCTTTTGAACTGCCTTCTGTGGATTTTCAAAAAAATCTACTTCTGGCTCTTCCTCTTTAATAGGTTGCTGTTTAGAACTAAGGTTCTGCTTAATGAGTTCGTCTGCCAGCTTCCTTACCTCTCCCACTTCTTGCGCTTGCTTGCCAATTAGCTTTTCAGCTTCTTGGTGCATCCGAACAATATCTTCCAGACTTTTGTCCCTGTATTTATCAGGGAGTCCAGGGCTTGCTGGCGCAATAGTGTTAGATAGCTTGGATTCTTCAGCTTCTAACTCACTCTTCATCTCAGGTTCTTGGTCAATCAACATATTTTCCCTTTTCCTGCCGTTTCGGTTGTAGGAGAATCAACTCGACATTTCTGTTTAAGAGTTGGCTTTGCGTTCAGATTTTAGCTTGTCAAGGTGGCTTTTTTCGAACTTCCCATGCGCTGATGGAAAAGAACCAGACCACCCCTCCAACCTAAAGGCTGGTGCACTAAGAATGCGGTTGGCTGTTTCACCGCATTCACACCTAAAACTCTGCATCTCATAAACACAGAGTCTTTCGGTTTTATGCCCGTTTGCACAGGCAAATTCAAACATTCTTTTCATTAAGTTCCTCGTATGCTCTCTCGCTGACCTGTCGCAAGGTTTTCAGCCAAGTTAGTATAGAAAGTTCACCTTTTTTGAATTGTAGGCTTTGTTCATCAGAAATCACAGATATATTATTCAAGGATGCAATCATGGTGTCAATATCCTCCACCAAGTCTTTCCACCCATCACTTCCCATCATAGAGAAGCGATCTTCATAATATTTCTGTAGTTCTGGGGTCATGCAGATGCCGCCTGTAGGGGAGCCAAATCTTCAGTTGTCCAAAAGTCTTTTGCTAGCATGATCTTCAAATGCTCTTTGTTGTGGGACAAGCAATCTGCCCACTCAGCATCTTCCATCAGTTTGGGCTTGCCAGCATTGATGAGGTTAACTGAGTCCATTGCGGCACTGTAGTGCTGAGCAATTTGTTGTTCAAGTGTGAGTTCGTTCATGCTGACTCCAGTGCAGTGATACGGGCGGTGAGGGTTGTGATGAGGGCTTGTTGTTCTTGAATGGCAGCGGTCAGTGTGGCGACCAAGAATGATGTATCGATGCCTTGGTATTGCGGGTTGCCATCAGCATCCACTGCGTCTTTTTCGCCTGTTACGCAATCAGGAATAACAGCTTGCAATTCGTGAGCAATAAAACCTTGCCCCGCTTTTCCATTTGCTTTCCAGTTGTAAGTTACAGGGTTAAGTTGAGCAACTTTATCCAATGCGTTTTGCATTGGTTGCACATCATCTTTTAGCCGATAGTCTGAAAGACTTGTGTAAGAAATATTTGTTCCATCAAAATATATATAACCTTTTTCTGTGCCACCCGAATAAAACCTACCAATATAATATGCGCTACTTGAGGTGCTATTTGTTGTAAGAGCTTGCACATTTGCACCGCTATTGGCAACAAGAATACCAGCCGTTGAGCCAAGCGTTGAAGTAGCCCCCACCAGCAAGTTACCGCTACCATCAAAGATACCCCGTGGATTCCCATCCCCATCAGACAGCACGATGTAGTTGCTTGCTGTGCGAATGTCTAAGCCGCCTTGGTTGCCTGAGTAACTACCAAGAATGGTGTTCTTTGAGCCTGTGGTCATTGATCCACCGCAAGCCGTGCTTCCAGTGCCAAACGCTCCTACAAATGTATTGTTGCTTCCTGTTGATAAATAACCAGCGCCGTATCCAACATGAAGATTTGATGAGCCATTTGAGGTATATCCCGCGACACCGCCTAAAAATACATTGTTTGTCCCCGTGCTATTTGTATACCCCGCCTGATACCCCACAGCAGTGTTGTTAGATGCTGTGGTGTTGCTTGAAAAAGCAGACGAACCAAATGCCGTATTTTGTGAACCCGTAGTGTTGTTTACTAAAGAATTTAACCCACCTGCTGAATTACTTTGCCCCGTTGTGTTACTGGTCAAAGCGTTATACGATAGCGCCGCATTAAAAGCGCCACTTGTATTAGCCGCCAAAGCCGCATACCCCACCGCAGTGTTGGTGGCTATAGCACCTGCGCCACGGCCTACTGTTACTCCTTGAATTACAGCATCTTTTGCAAGAGTTGCAACTTGACCAGTGCTGATGCTTACTGCTTCAGTAGTTCCATTTGTTTGAATAGCCAATGCACCTGCACTTGCTAATGCACCAGAGTTAAGGGAGACTTGTGTTGCCATGATTTACTTTCCTTTAAGGTGTTCCATTTGCAACTATGTCAGTTGCAGATGTAATCAATCCAGTTGAAGACATTGATGCAATTGTCGTTGCCCCATACTTGAACAACAACTTTCCACCACTTTCTTCAATTGTGAAGTTTGTAGTCAAGAGTTTAGGTGTAGATGCTGCAGTTCCAGTGGTGTTCTGGTTAAATGTTGGGAATGAGGTCAAAGATGCCGCTGATCCCGTGGGGGCAAGAACATCTGTACCAATTACCAAACCAAGGTTTGTTCTGGCGGTAGCGGCGGTTGTCCCACCTGTACCACCATTGGCAACCGCAACAGTACCCGTTACATTGGCAGCATTGCCAGTGGTATTTTGATTAAGAGTGGGAAAAGAAGTCAGACTTGCAGCCGAGCCACTTGGAGACAGAACATCAGTCCCAATCACTAGCCCTAGATTGGTTCTGGCTCCTGATGCCGTAGATGCGCCCGTACCACCATCAGCAACTGCTAAATCTGTGATACCTGTGATTGAGCCACCAGTGATAGAGACATTGTTTGCAGCCTGGGTAGCAATTGTTCCTAAACCACCAATATCAGCAGTGGTCAGAGTAATAGCACCAGTGCGCCCTGCAACTGAAGTTACAAGGTCAGTGTTATCTACTTTTTCCCAAGCAGTTCCATTAAAGATTGCCCAATCGCCTTGAGTCCAAGTTGTAATCCCATTGAGATTGGTTGATCCTGTTACAGAGACAACATAGTAGTCTCCCTTTGTTCCTGTGCTAGAAACAAGGGTAGGCGTGTTGGTTGATGCGTTCCAAGTGCCTTCATAGTTCACAAATCCAGACAGAGCCGTAATTTGAGACTGAAGACTCGTTAGAGTATCAAGTACAGACTGAGAAGTACCGCCACCATTGGTAATAACTTTGATGCGTTCAGCAACATCAAAAGGAACAACCTCACCAACATTAATCTCACGACCATCATCAAGAGTGATGACAAGGCTACCATCAAAATCAATGCGAGCAGAGGCAACACCAGTGCCGTCAGAACCATCAACTCCATCACGCCCAGGAACACCATCTCGTCCTGCTGGCCCCGTTGCTCCTGCTGGCCCTTGCTTGCCATCTCGTCCATCTTTTCCATTCTTGCCATCCTGTCCATCTTGTACAGAGGCAACTTTGCTCTGAATCTCGCCATTCAACTGAGCAAACTTTTGCTCCATGTCTGACTTGATCTTCTTTAAGCCTTGGATAACAAGTTCAGCACCCTTGCCAATAGATTCGCTCTTGGCCTTGGCAATCTTTTCAGCGGCAGACTGTTGCAAAGCAGTAATGATCTCCATCTGCTGTTCAGCAGAGATTCCATCAATTCCTAGCTTACGCTCAAGGTCAGCAATGTCCATTTAGGTCAATTCCCTGGAAAGACGATTGAGAAACTCATCTTCAACGCTCGACATTTTGCCCTTCTTGTCTGCCATTTGCAACTCGACAATCTTGGACTTATTCTTAATGTCAGCTTCTTTCAGCATTAATTCAGCAATCTTAACCCGCTTATCAAACTCTTTTGAACCAGCATCATCTTGGTTTGGTAGGTTCTTCGTCATTGCCGCCATGTTCTTGGCTTGCACTTCTTGGGGCATCAACTGAGCCTCAATAGACAGTTTCTGTGCTTCTGCACGATTTTGTTCAGCTTGAGTCGTATTGACAGCAATTTGAGCCTGTGCCGCTTGCATTGCCAACTGCTGTTGCATCTGAGCCATTTGCTGTGCTTCAGGATTAGGTTGGCTCATCTTGTCCAACTGCTCCATCAACTCATAGCGATTGGTCAGAGAAGAATTAGCCAAAACACCTTTGAGAATCAATGGCAACACAGGAGTGTTAGGGCCAAGGGTCTGGAGCAAGCCAATAAACATCTGTTGTTCATGCTCACGGGCAATGATGCCCAGAGTGGCAGTAGGAATGAAGGTCATGTCCACAGAGGGGTAACGCTCTGGGTCAAACTGCATATACCTGAAAGCCGCCTTCTGGATGAAAGGTATTAGGAAGTCTTCTTGGAAGTTCACCAGAGTACGCTTGTACTTCTTGATGATGGTGGCAACTGCCATCGACATACCACCTTGGCCCATGTCTCTAGCACCAGCACTGACCATGCCTTGAGAATCCAAAGTTCCTGTAGATTGCAGGAGCATACGCTCAAAATCTTTGGCAGTGGCTAGGTTGTTGCCATCAGTTGCACCAAACTTAAAGGGATAGAGAATCTCTGAAGGTGCGCCATTGGTCAGAATTGCCTTTCCAGGCTTGACTTCAAACTTAGCACCACGGGGCAAACGGGTTGCATCCATTGCAATCATGGGGCTGGTAGTCAGCGCCAATGAATCTAAGTGAGAACGAATCTGAGCATCAATAGCTTTCTGCATATTGAAGGCTTTTTCCACTGTGCCACGGCCTAAAAGTCG